CTCTTGTGGCGGTTTACGTACTTCTTGCGGTGGCTTCTTGTGAAGTAAAACGCGCCCTTCTTGTCCGAAAAAAGCTTCTTGTCCTTTCCACCGACCACTATACGGCCCTTTGTGCTGTGGCTGCGGCGGCGGCGGTGCGAACGGCTGCGTTTGCTACTTCTTTTCTTTCCGAATAGTAAATCGTACATCCTTTCAATTGTTTATTAATTATAGTATAGAAAATAATTTTTTGATAAATTGTAATTAATTATTTTTTAATTATTAATGTTTTCGAATCCTTCGGTTCGGAACGAAGATCCCTAGATTCCCTGGAAAATTCTTTTGATTCCCGCACAAATTCTCCGAACTTTTCAACATGCCGCTCTATAAGTTGTGTTTCAAGATCAAATTTTGCACGAAGCGTCGTATCATCCGAATACGTTTCCTTCATGTTCTTTAACCCTATTAGAGAATTTTCCAATTCGGTCACTAAGAGAGTAAGAAGACCCATATTGTCTATTTGAAGGTATTTATCCCTAGCCAATTCCCATTGTCGAACTTCTACTTTTTTAGAAACAGAAGGTTTTGCTTCGTCGTCTGAAATTTGACGCAACATAATCTCAGAATTAATTGCATTTTGACCGCAATATATTGCACTTCTTATCACCTCTTGGATTTTTTTCAATGTCCTATCACGAGTTTCGTTCATCCACCATCTAGTCAGTACTTGCCTATATGAAATTCCCGTATCCAATATCAAATAATCGTCAGACGTTAACAATTTTTGTCCCTGCTGAACTTGCGAAATAACCTTTAGATTTATAAACAAACGATCCATACAGCCTGGGCTGCACATTTATATTAGTAAGAAAATATATAAATTTTTTGATCATTTAACGACGACCGCCGGTCGTTCGGGCTTAACATTCAAAAGTTCCATATACACCCTTATTTGCACCTATTACCGAATAACCAAGTATCGCACCTAACGTAACTTTACTTAATAAACTGTCTATTATATACATAGTTTCTATCTTGTGATAATCATATTGGTCCGGGTTGTACAATCTATTGTATATTTGATAGATCTGGATAAACCCAAACGTAGAATAAAACACAAGTTGCGTCACTATAATCCACAATACAAAACTAGGTATACTCACACCAGGACACTTGAATCCATCAACATCGTCCTTTACGTTTATATATTGCTTCACAATTATGTAGAAATTTGTAACCATAAGAATCCATCCCACAATCGTTGCAACCAATATGATCATTTTATCATTCGCACCCGGCTTCGCCATGGAAGATAACACCGCCTCTACAATCTGACCTTGGAGCATTATACCTACCGTATTCATTGTAATTGATGTAAGCGCACTTTCATCCCGTATACCACACTGAAGCGCTATAATTCGTACCATGAGCGTTGCCGATATAGAGTATTCTATCCATCGAAGATAGTTATTTTCACGACGGATCATCTCATCATATCGAGAACCCATTAGGACATAAAGAAAATGGAAAAATGACGTAACGTAGAAAAAAGAAACAGCTTCGTATGCATATGGCACCGCCGTTGACTTACGCTCAACCCATTCTAATGAATATTTGTTCGCCGGATCGACCTTTTTGTCTACACCTATACGATACATAGGCTCTTCGAGCTTAAACAATCCCGCATTGTTATACGTTACCGTTAGAAAAATTCCCATACCCAACTGTATCACTCCCATTGCTATGTTCCAATTGCGAAGGTTTTGCATTTATTTAATTAAATTATATATATATAATTTACGAAGATTTAAAAAAAAAACGGCGGCAGCTGTTTTTAATGAAAACGGTAGCGCACAGCGCGAAGCTCAAATTGCCGTAATTAAAATATTTAATAATAATATTAGAATGGGAATAAAAGGTCTCAATAAGATTATTAAAAAATTCGCCCCACATCTCATTAGGGAAAAACACATTGGGAACTATGTAAACTCTAAAATAGCAATTGATAGCAGCATTCTCATTTATAAATACAGATACGGCTCCACAGTATACGGGTGTGGTGGCTTCGACTATAATCAAGACAACTCTCACGTTCTAGGATTCATGCAAAAGGTATGCTTTTACCTAAGAAAGGGCATAGTACCAATTTTTGTTTTTGACGGAAAACCTCCTGTAGAAAAACAAAATATACTAGACAAACGATCCAACCAAAAAATAAGAATTCAAGAAAAAATAGAATCATTACGAACACTTTTAAATTCACCCTTACGCAAGTATCACACCGGTGCCACCTTAGAGTTGCAAAGCCAGCACCCGGAAGTCGCAGAAAAAATAAATAAATTGAATAAACAAGTCATTTACGTTACGAAACAACACAAACACGACTGTAAATATCTCTTACGGCTACTGGGTGTGCCCGTAATAGATGCAATCGGGGAAGCCGAAGCAACATGCGCAGAACTTCAGAAACAAAATCTGGTTCAGTTCACCTTTACCGAAGATAGCGACGCATTAACATTCGGATCCCCCGTAGTTATTAGGGGGGCGAAGAAAAACGAAACCGTAATCGAAATTTCCCTATGCGAAGTACTTTCTGAATTAAAACTTACCTATGATAGCTTTGTTGATTTCTGTATTCTTTGCGGTTGTGACTACACTTCTACCATACCCAAACTAGGCCCTTTAACGAGCCTACAACTTGTACAACAACATAAAACAATTGAGAATATATTAAATACCCTACCTGATAAATACAAAATACCTACGGATTTTAATTTCGAAACTGCAAGAGAACTATTTAAGCGCAAAGTAACATTACCACCCAATTTTAACCTTCATATTGGAGAAATTCAACAAGAAAATATAGAAAAATTCCTCATCGATGAACGAAAAATTGAACGCACACAGTTCCAGTATCTCATGAAAAAGTATAAAAATTCCCTTGAAGAATTCAAAAAAAGTACGGCTGGGGCGTCGACCGAACAAACCGGTGTCGGATGGAAGTTTGCGCAATTTAATTAGCCGCTAAGCGGCTTCGTCATCTGACACTGTGTCTATAAACAATGACGGCTTGATATTTATAGGATCTTTCCTATGGTATTTATAATAATCAGGGTGCTCCGTAATATCTTGGGTCCTCCAAGATAATACAGAGTTCCAAAACTCCTCCAATACAACTATATTGGTTTCAAACCAATTACGGTCCCGCTGTATGCGCACTATATTCATTATAGGTTGTTCGTTGACATTTGTTGACGGCTTGTACTCTATAAAATCAGCCTTTTCCAAGTTCAAAATTGCCATATTCAATTGGACCTGCGGGTAGTAATAATCAGGACATTTGCCATGAACTATCTTACGGCGATACGGACATTTAACCTCCAACAGAATCAACGGCTCTATGCAATCCACATCTTCCGCAACACCATCCGTAGAACCCGCCAACCATCGTATGCCATTGGGATACTTCTCATGCGAGTGTGTATCATTAGGTCTATGCACAGCATCAAAATCAATTAAACCAAAATCATGGTTCCTCTTACCCATCACCTTACAATACATCTGGATAGCCTCCTCCTCGTATTTTTGACCATGAAGGGTTGCTACATTTCCAGTAAATTCCGGCCCTGCACCACACTTCTTAAATAATACCTCCACCGCAGTTTGGTAAGGATTTAGCCCCAACACCGTACCCGCATCACTACTCGTCAACTTGTCCTTACGCTGTTCAAACCACTCCTTGGACCGCTGAGGATGCTGCGGTATACTCTTTAGTGTGTGCAATTGAACCTCAGACATCGAAACGGTGGCTTCGCCACCGTTTCGGTCGACGCCTTTGGGCGTCGAAGCGGCGAAGGATACGGCGAACGTATCTTGTTTATATACAGCTTTATTGGAACATATCTTTATACGATATTCGATCGCGCGCGTCTCATTTTCCAATAATAATCATTTTCTGATTCGAAAACATTTTCTTATCCAAAGAATCAAGCTCTAGTTTTAAACTTGTGTTGTACGACGACGCGTCATCGTCTTTCGATGATTGTCTAAACCACCATTTTATATTGTCCAATCCAAACCAATTGCCTTTATCAACAGCGGGTTTTGTTAATTCAGTCTTATTACCTTTTAATAACAGCTCACCACTAGGTTTTTCAGGTGCCATCACAGCAGTGCGTCCGAATAGAGATTTCCCATCCGCGCTTTGAGACGACGGTTCCGTATATATATGATAAATTTCTATTATTGAATTCATAAAATTTGTTATATTATTAATGAGACTTGTTTCAATTTGTCCTACTGAGTAATGGACAATTGTACGTAGAAATTGAGAGTATGGCATTTTCACTAAAAATTCTCTTACAATCCCCCCCACAACTCCCTCTTTCGTTAATATATTCATTAATATGTATTCGAATGATTCTTTGTATAAATCGAAAAATGTTTTTTTAATATCAACTGAAATATCTAAAAGATCATTTAGCCCAACAATGCACATCTGGACTTTAAGGAGGTGTTTGATAATTTCTTTGTCTTTTTCGTCAATTCTTAAAGAATAACGAAGATC